TTTTATCCATTTTTTTTATTGTTTAAAGTTTAATTAATCTAATAAATTATCAATAAATTGTTTTGCTTTTTGAACTCCAATTAATTCGGATTCAAATTTAAAAATTTTTATTACGTTACCTCTGTATCCAATTACATAAGTAACTCCAGTATTAATAAAATAAGTAATCCCAAATCCCTTGTAATTTGTGTGTGTTTCCATATTAATAAAAATCTGTTCGTTTAACTCCATTCTCGAAATACTCATCTTCTGACTCGTAGAACTCTTCTTCTTCCACTTCTCGGTAAGGCGTGTCGTTTAGCATTTTATACATTAACTTTAACTGTGCATCAGTTGGTGTTAATGGAAACCAAATACCGTTCTGTTTATAGCTAAATTCCTCGATATGGTTTTGTCCAGAATCATCTTTGTAGAAGTTAATTGACAGACAAAAAGGCGTTAATGTATTTGTGTAACTCCAAGAAGTATCTGACTCGTATTCTAGTTTAGCTGTTTTAATCGCTTCTGTTATTTGTTGTGTTTTCATAGTGTTAAAAATTAGTTCCTATTCTTATAAATGTGCTTAGTCTGTTTTCTGGAGTACCACCCCAATATTTAAAGTCTGTGCGGTGGTCTAAGGTAGCGCGTAATCCAATAAACACATTTTCGCTAACATAGTGGTTAATTCCAGCTTCTGCACCCGCTAAAGGATAACCGTAACCGCCCCTTCTTATAACTCCTAATCTACCGCCAGCATACAGTCTTGTTTTTTCGTACATTCCTAAATTTATATTCAATCCTGCACCGCCTCCATAATCAAAGTATCCACCTTGTAAAGCTGGTAGCACTTGTGTTGACGCTTTTACATAAAGCCATTTTTGGTAATACTCTACTTCCAATACTACATTAGGTGATTTTTCTTTTACCGTTGCTGTTGGGTCAATTGCTAAAGATACTGTAAAGTACTCTCTAAATTGTGCGTTACTCATTATTGAAAATGTAAGCAATGCTGTTGTAATTAATTTTTTCATAGTTTAATAGTTTTAGTTATTAGTACCGATAAGGGAATCGAACCCTATTAATCCCCATTTGGAATCGGTTGTTGTTATTCAATATGTCAAAGTACTTTTACTACTTACTACCGTAGTACGTAGCAAATATACAACTGTTTTTTAATTGCGCAATAGGTAGTGGTTAATTTATATTGATTCTAAATAAAAAAGCCGTACTAAATAGCACGGCTTTTAAAACTAACCAAAAATCAAAAATTATGAAAAAAATCCCAAACCCAAATATATAAATCTTTTACTATATAAACCAAATTTTATCACGATATTTTTTAAATAAATAAATTACTAATATAATTAATAACCATAACCACCAGTATTGAAGGATTTGACCTATAAAATCAAACTGTTTTTTATCTACTGTTTTGGCTTCTGAACTCTTTTTGTTCTGTTCCTGTTTTTCGGCAACTGCGGTTGTTTTGTCGGTGCTTTTTTCATTTGCAAGTATATTTGTGTTATCTGTACTTTTTATTGCCTTAGAACGCTTTATTTTACGTTTTGTTATTTTAGGCTTTCCAACTTCTTCAATAATTGTTTCTTCAATTTCTTCCTTTGTTGAATCCGTTACAATTACATTTACTTTAGTTTCTTCTTTTTTAACCGTTTCAATATCGGTGTTTACTTTTACCGTTTCTTTAGTATCGGTTTTAATTTCTTCTTTTGTCTTTTCGACTTTGCGTGCGCCACAACTAAATAGTAGTAGTGATAGCGCAATGATTGTTAATTTTTTCATATTTATTATTTTACGATATACTATTTTAACACTTTCTTTGTTTATGCCTCTATTGTAATTAAAGCGCATAATTCTCTGTATTCTTTGTAGTGGACTCATACTATACAATTTTATAATTAATAATACGAATGTTTTTTAACTCGTAGTTTCCATCTTTACCAACTTTAACGTGTGCGAATCCGTGATTATAATTATTGTAAGGGGCGTACTCAGGTTCAAGTCCGCAAAGACAACCAGTACTCCAAGTTGTAGTTACGTCACCGCTTAAAGATTTTTCTGTGTGTTCGCTAGTTCTGTGATGATGTCCAACAATACAGCTTTCTTTTGCTTTCATAAATAAACCCCTAGCAGGATTAACTGGAGGTGCAAACCCTCCGAACCATTCGTGACCGTGCAATATTGGGAGTTTACCAGCTAAGGCCATTTGCTTGTCTTTTACCAAAGTAACGCCAAACTCTCGGAATCTTAAAAGTTGCTCTAATTTAAAGTCATCAATTCCTAATAACTCAGGCGCTTTAATCATTAGATAATCTTCATATCTTTTTTCGTGGTTTCCTATTTTATAGTAAATAGGGCATTTGAACAATTCTTGTAATTGCTTTAAGAAGTTTCTAACTATTTCTAGTTCTCCAGCCATATCTCTTAAACGTCTATCTTTGGTAAATCTTGAGCATTGGTAAAAGTCGGCAATATCACCATTTAGATAAACGGCATTAACTTTGTTTTCAAGACCGTAATTTAAAGCCAATTCTAAAGCTTTGTTATCTTGATAAGGGAAATGAATATCAGATAAAATTAAAATATTGTTTTGTCCCTTTGGGATTATAAACGGCTCGCATTTTTCGTAGTCGCTTTCTGGAAGTTCGATTGTTTTTTTCATAAATTGTTTTTTGGTTTCTGTTGTGCGTGTTGATACATTGGTAACTGTTGAGTTGTTTACTCCTGCCTCGCCTCTGTACCTTCTGACTATTCCCCTAGCTTGGTCAACTGAGTCAAAGTCAAGTTTGTTTTCATTGTAGACCATTCTGGAAATGGCCATTGTAGATGCTTTTGGAAATTTAGATAAGTAAGATATTACTATATCTTTTTTGTACGTCTTTGCGTTTTGGTTTCCTTTTTTTCCCATAATAATTATTGATTTAGTTTAACAAATATATAAATTTTTATTAAACTATTACAAAAAATATTATTTTAACAAAATAATACCACCAATAAAGCGATTATAAAACAGCAAGTTACAATAATTCTCATTGCTTTTCTTGCTCTTAACTGGATTTCTTCTAATTCTGTTTTTTGTAGTTTCATTTTTGATTGTTTTTTCTTTGTAGTACATCCCATATAATAGCGCAATCCTCATACATTTCGGCTTCGACAAAGACGCGCAAAGTACAATCTAAGTCCTCTATTGTGCCACTATTACACCATTCAACAAATTGTTCATCCGTTTGAATTTTACGAATGTTTACAGGGTTTATTAACTCGTTGTATTGTTCTTCTAAACTTCGATAGTCCATAGTATTACGTATTTAGTTAATAATTGAGTTTATTACGTTATTGGGTAATATTTTTATATTTAGATAATAATTCTTTACGGTGTTCAATTCCATTTAATCCGCCATTTATAAGCTTTGTAATAGTAATAATATCATCTTTATCAGCAAAGGCATTTAATCCTTTTTTATTCCAAAACCATAATGCGCTAATCATTGCGTTTGCTTCATCTAAAAGTAAATCAGGGTTATTTAAGAAATCAATACGGGTGTCTTTTGAAAGCATTAGGTAGTTATCTTTTCCAGTTATCTGAATAAACCCACGCCCTCTATACTTCCATCCTTCACCGCTTGCTTCGTCTCCGTTACCCATTCTATTTGAATAGACTTTATTTGCAATTAATATTGGTTGTCTTTGGTAGAAATTAGCTTGAGCCACATTAAAGTATTTTCCGAAGGTAGTTAACAATCCCTTAGCGGAATAATTAAGATTTTCAGCAATAGGTTTTAACCCGCTTTCGTGTTCTATCTGAGCGAAAAAATGCGCACTTCGTAAAGGTGTGTTTACGTGATACGCATGAATTAGTGATTTATATTTTTCTTGCAGTTTCATTTCTTTTTGTGTTTAGGTTTCTTTTTACAATTAATAAACTTACTGAGTTCTTGTTCCGCCATTGTTATACTATCCAACAAAAGAAGCCTACTTAAACAGACTTCTTGCTTTATCTCTATAATATTTGTATCTGGTGAACACATTTATTTTTGTCTTAATTCAATCATATTCCTAACAAACTCGTTGTAAGAATTATTAACTTTAATTAACGCCTCGTTTGAAGCTCTTAATTCAGAAATATATTCCTTATTTAAAGTCTGAACATTCTTATATAAATAGACAATTGTAAAGCCAAAAGCAAGTACAACCGCTATTAATATCCCAGTTATTGTAGCGTCATTGGTAGATATAACGCTTTTTAGTTCGTTTGTGGTTTGTAAAAAAATCATTTATAAAGTTTATTTTTAATGTAAAACAAAAGCGATAAGGTAGCAACTATCGAAGTAGTTATAACAATATACCAAAAATTGTAAAAGTCATAACCGCAAAATAAATAGCCTACAATATCAAAAATATTTATAAATAACAAACCTATTGGGGATAATCGAGTAAAAATACAAAATTTATTTGATAATGTAAAATAATAAACGTATAAAAGATTAGAAATTATTGAATACCCCGAAATATTACCAACTATAACATAGTTATAATCAATAAAAGCCGATACAAAAGTAACGGCTAATAAAGTTATAGGTAATAGATATAAGTACCTTTTCATTATGGTTTTGGATTTTTAATGCCTCCGCCTCCAATATCGCTTTCATCGATTGGGTCACCTTCTTTACTAAACATTTTACCTTCACTATTGGTAAAAAACTGTTTAATAATGTAAGCGATTAAAGCGGACAAGGCTATTTTTTGCCATTCTGCCATCCCAGTACTAGGCAATAACTCTTGCAAAAAGTACAGTAAAGGTGTTCCTACTGCTAAAATTAAACCTTTAATCCATTCAAAGGCATTTGGTAAACTGAATAATTTTGAATGTTTCATTTTATATTTATTAATTATTATACTGATGTTATTGTTTCCCAAGCCGAACCAGTATAAACACATAGTTTTGCTAATGTAGTATCAAATACCATTAATCCAGTTGCAGGGATTGAAATAGCATTTTTTTGTGTCGTAGTCATTCTAGGAGGTAAAAACCCTTCCGTTGTGCTATTTACCGCTAATCTTGCACTAGGAATGTCCGTAAAAGTACCCCCGTTTTGGTATTGAGTTCTACCAGTTGCAAATACTTGATACATTTGTACCTTACCGCCGGCAGTTCCGTTACTCATAAATAATTTATATTTACCAGTATTGAAAGCGTTATTTAGTTCTGTATCTCCAGCATCTGTAAAAATATGTAATCTCCCGTGATTTGATGCGTCCGCACGTTGCTCAATAAACCCACCACCGTAAGGAATAGCAATACCAAAGTTACATTTTACAATTCCACTTGGAGCTTGAATATCAAAGGCTACTGTTTGCGCTCCAGTACTCGGTGCAATGTAGAATTTATAATTACCCGCAGCGTATCTATTTCTGAAAGTAGTATGACCGTCTGAACCGTAAGGGACTATTTCCCCATACAATGTATTATTAAAAGCGGCAACTATTTTAGAATCTATCTTTAAAATAAAATCATCAGCATCAGTAGCCGATGGAATTACTGCCCCTAGCTGAGTTAAATAGTTAAATATGAATCTACCTATTGCAACCGTCTTGTCTGGTAAAGCACTCAATACTTGTACTTGTCCACTATCACTAACACCTAATAAATTACCTGTTGAGGCTGGTGCAAAACGTCTAAATTTCGCATCAGATAATTCAGTAACACCATTAACAACTAACTTTTGAGCCGAAATATTAAACTTAACTTCAAAGGCCGAAGCAATTAATTTTGTTAATGCTCTCGAACCTAAATTATTAGGGTGTGTGCCATCAGAAGTTAAAAACAAATCCGTAACCGAACCGAACGGAGCGTTTGTAATCATTGAAGTATAAAAGTCAATATAAGTACAACCCTTTGCTGTTGCAACTGCTGAAATAGCGGTATTGTAATTTGTAATAGCTGTATTATTAGCACCCGTTTGATATTGGAATCCAGGCATCGATACTAAAACAATTTCAGAACCTAACCACCCTTTTACGTCAATAGCGTTAGCCACAAAGTTTGTAAGGTTAGTTTGAAAAGTAGCAGAAGAGTCCCCGTTTGCTAAATCATTTGTTCCGTAACCAATTACTAACTTTGCTAAACTTGAAGTCTTAGTAGGAATTAATGACGTTGATGCTGTTGCAACTCTCGAACCATTTACAGCTACATTGCTTTCCGTATATCCTAAAATACTACATAATTGAGTCGGATAACGGTCTGTTGATGGCGTTATACCAAAACCTGTCATAATACTATCGCCAATAAAAGTAAGTGTTTTACTTGTATCGGTTATAGCATTTAACTCAATACCAGTAGTAGAATAATTATCAATATCTAAAACATCTTGCAAATCTTGAGTTCCACCGCCCCCACTAATGACTAAATCGCCACTTCCTAATAAACTATTCCCGTTAACTGTTTTTATATTTGTACCCGAAACTAAAATAACTTGGTATAATGTATCGAAATATGTTTTTAATTTAGCTTTGATATTTGCCCAACCAGTTTTTTTCTGTTTGTTTGAATCTGATACATCAACAAAATTAAACATATCACCATCAGCAATTGCGTCCTCAGTTGTTAATCCATTTGAAAATGCGCCAAAAGTTGAATCTGTTAAACTACTTCCTTGATTATTATCTACTTTTTTATACCAAACAGTACCATTATAAGCTATAATATCATCTATTCCAAAAGTAATATTGCCATCTCCAAAGTCACGAGTACCAGCAGTTGTTAAAACGTATTCCGAGTTCAAAGTACCAGTTCCGTTCTCTAAAGAAGGAATATCTGTAATAATATCATAACCCTGTTTAAAGTTTGAGCCAACAACATCAGTTACCTTTATTCTAAAGTCGCTACCAGTAGCACTTTGACTTAAATTATTAGGCTCTAAAATATGTAGTACTGAATCCTCTGCAAAGGTATTTACTAAAGGCTTATCTGTTAATTTTTTATTCATTAGTTAAAAAAATAATCGTTATCATCTTGAAATATATAGTTATCGTCGTTTTCAAAGATATAGTTTTCGCCATCGAATATAATTAAATCTCCATTAATTAACTCGTTGCAAAATGGTGCTATCTCTTCCTCTTTAGCTTCAAATGACATAGTGTAACCTGTTAAACTTACATCTAACTTCCCACACGTTGCGCCATTTCTAAAACCCATTAAAAAAAAGTTCCCGTTTCTATCTTCTAAGACTAAAAAGTAATCCTTTTTTAAAAGCCTTTGAAAGTTTATATTATCGAAAACAGTAATCTTGTTAAATTTTAGTGTAATATTCTGGTCGTAATATTTACCACCATCGCTGTCTTTTTGCGATTGTTCAAAACCGCCATCAATTAACTCAAACTTATAAATAAAAGTTTGTGGAAATTCTGTTAACTCTACACCATCATAAATAATCTCACTTCTTAAAACTTTCTTATAAGGTGCTAGGTAGGCATTTTTTACACCGCCTAAACTATTCTTACATTTTGTCGCTCTATTTTGATTTATAAAAACCAACCTGTACTAGTTTTAATTTTGTTTGTTCTTTTGTATTCTGGTAGATTATTATCACACAACCAACTCTCACATCTTGTAATATAAAATTGTGCCTTATTTCGCTCGTTTGAGGCTAAATATTGCGCCTCTTCTTTGCTAACCGTTTCTGTATTTTCTTGACTAAATTTAAAAACACCCCCGTTTGTTACTTGGTAGCTTGCAATCTCTGCATATTCCGCAAATACTTGATGGCGTAAAATAGGTTTTAAATAACTTTCGTATAAAATTAAATAATCCCCTGCAAGCGTTTCGTCCTCGAAATCTGTTTTAATTTTATTGAATAGTTCTAACCCTAATAAAGGCTCAATAACCATATTTTGAACATTCAAAACGCAAGGTTTATATTTGTCAATATCTACATTACCCCCTAAAGGAGTAAATGCAGTTATTTCGGAAGGTCTTATTAGTAATGTTTCCATTTATTTAGCTTTTAAAAATCCGTTGTTTACCATAAATCGAGGCTCAACACTTACTAAAGTATCATTTGTTTCTACTTTATATCCTTGACGTCTTGCTTCTGAGGTTGTAATTATTTCAGCAGTAGGGGAATTAACATCTATTTTAACACCCTTTTTTAGATATATTAATCTATTCCATTTATGATGACAATTCCCTCCTCCTTTGTATAACCAAATAGAATAAGTGTCTGCACCATTCGGGCCCCAACCAGCATTTACTGGCTTATCACTCATTGCAATAATATCCTCTTTACGGTATATTTTATTAGCCGACATCATTTTACTGCAAAAATCTCGCTGTGCGTTTGGATTTCCAGTGTATTTATATCTAATTAAAACATCGTCGTTATCTTGTGAGCTATTTGCGTTTGGTATTGCAGTCCCCGTACTTGCTAATTTAATTTCCTCTTCATAATCAACTTCTATTTCTTGAATTAAATCGTAATTACTTAAATCCTCAACCTCGCCCAATTCAATAAAACTATCTAAAGCAGTTTTTTGCGAACTCATTTGAATTGGCTCTGCTTTCGGTTGCTCACTTAACGGAATGAAATATAAATCTAAATTCATATCGTTATAACGCATTATCTCTTCTAAAGCATCTATAATATAGTTTTGTTTAGGAGATACAACTCTTTTCATTAATTGAGCTTCGGCAGTATCTAATTCGTCGGCATTATTCCCGAATCCAGTATTGTCTTTAATTCCAAAAAGCATTGGAGAAACAACGCGGTGCGCGGTCATAATTTGTTGTTTACATTCCGTATTAAGCACTTCCCATTGCTTATGCTGGTTTTCGTTTGTTGGAAATGGGATAACAGTAATCTCTGCATCTTTACCACTAAAATTCATAACAAACGATAAAGCATTAGGCGAACCCGTTAACTTATCTTTTATTTTTCTCTCAAGCTCTGTTTTTTCTTCTGGAGACATTGTTTGCCCATCAGGAATATTAATAATATATCCAGCGCTTAATCCTTTTTTAATAGAGTTGATATAGAAGTTTGCTATTTCTTCCTCCATTTCAGCATAGGCCAACCCCGCGAAATAATCGGGATTTGAAAAGTAATTGCAACCAGCCATATAAGGCTTTATTACATAAATTTCTATCTCTTCGTTAGAAGTTCCGAATACTGGAAAAAACTCAGGAGGATAAGTATTTGTTTTATTCCAATTCTTAGAAAACCAATAGCCTTCAATTTCCCCCTCTTCATTTTCTAAAGCTGGTACAACTAAGTTTTTTTCTATATGGTAAATCTTAGCAATTGATTTTTTATCTTTGCTTTTAATAATCTGCATTGATGCTTCGTCGAATACTTGAAAATCTGAAATAATTTTTTTAATTTCCTTTTTATCTATCATAGAAACTAACTTCGCCCATTGCGTAGGTTTCATATGAGCGTCACGCGCGCTTAATCCTTTACCAAAGATTAAATCAGTATAACCTTTATTAATTGCCGAGTTAGTAACCGAACCGTTATTTCTATCTATAATGTATTGATAAAATTCGTTATTCTTACCGTTTAATACCCAATTCTTAGACTTCACTTCTACAAGTGGCGGTCTTTGGTAATTAGATAATTGTATTAGTTTTATATCGCTCATATAGTGAAATAATTTTTTGTTATTCTGAAATTCTGTAAGTCAGTTTGATTTGTTACAAATACTTTACCTATAAACACATTTTGGTTATCATCATATACTCTTAATGTATAAAATGAAGTACTTGTAAAAGTTTCATCTAAACTACAATTTAAATACCCATCAGTTAAGGTATAATCAACCGCTAAACTACTTACTAAATCAGTTTCCTCGTTTTTAAAATCGAAAGTTAATTCAGTAAATGTATAATCTCTAGGGATTATTTTAAATTCGTGCGTAGTGTTATTTAAGTCAAAAACTATCATACATATATAACGAAAAAAACCCTTTTATGTTTCAAAAAGGGTTTTAGTAGTTTTAATTTGTTTATTACACTAGCGCAAGTAACGCTGTAATTGTAGCACTATCCAAGTGAGGTGCTAAAGCTCCCTCCATTGCAACACCAGTTAATGTGTAACCGTTAAAGTCTGCTTTACCAGCTCCAGTAGTCGGAGCGATTGTAAAGTCAATTCCCTCAGAAATTCCGCACGCTAAATAGTTGCCGTTTTTATCTTGTACAACCGCAATAGGGCGACCGTAAGCTAATAGATTTAATTGGTGACTATCTTCTTTAGTCATAGCATTTAAAGCTAATGTCAAAGTTTGTGTGTTTACTGTTGTACCAGCAGTAGAAGAGGACACCATAGATTGTAATAGATTATTTGTGTCACCTACCAAATCATATTGGAATACCTCTGTTACTAATGGATTTATAGCAGTAGCAACGGAATTTGTAACGGTAAAAGGGTTTTCCTCGAAATTAAAAAAGAATACTTTTCTAACTCCACCGATTGTATTTTTACAAGGGACTAATCTCCCCGACGTAATATCGCAAGCCATAAGTTATATGTTTTAAAAACCGCCCCACTTAAGGAGCGGTTATGTTAGTATTATCCTACGTATAAAACGTTAAATTTCTGATTTACAACGTGTGCAAAAATTGTAAAGATTACATCATAGAAGTAGTCTTTTCTCGGTGCTGGATAGGGAGCAATGTTAATGTTTGCATAGTCATCCATTAAATCAGTACACCACATAAAGTTACTTGGTACACCAGCAATAATTACGTTATCAGCTAAAGGTACAAATACAATCTCAACATCTAAATAGAAATATTTACCAGATGCTAAATCTACTGTAAATGTATCTCTATAAGTTTGTGCTAAATTGAAGTTGTTAATTAATTTTTTAACACTTCTCGGAGCGTAAATATAAGGCTTTTCAGCACCAGCTAAAACTTCATTAGGAATAGCATCATACACTTTCCCCATTTCAGTAGCAATGTTTGAAACACTTAAAGTAGTACCAGCTACTTTTATACGTTTTCCTACTGCAGCTTTATTATAAATCATTTTAGTAGTTAATGAATCGAATAAAGTAGTTGGCATAGCAGCAACTAAAGTTTTTTCCGCAGCACCTACTGAAGTTTGACCAGTTCCAGCAGTTAAAGCGGCAACCGCAGTTTTTGTAGCAGCAGTAGACCCGTTCCAGAATTTATTTTCAGCATCTAAAGAGATTAAAGGAGCAACTCCATTTAAAACTAATCTGTTAAATTCATCTGAAACATCATTGATTGCGCCCGGTTTCATATCTCTATTGAAACGAGTACTTCTTAAATCGTCTGGAGTAAACTTGTCGATAAACTCGACTTTTACTGGTGTAACAACGGTGTCTTCTAAACCAATCGAACCTGCTTCTGAACCTTCTGGATTTACAGACCAAGCTTGCATAGTTACTGAATTGATATTTTCGGTAATAATTCTACCCGCTTTAATTCCTGTTTCAAATGAAACCAATCCTTTTTCTACTGTTTCGTTTCTGAAAAGTATTTCAGCAATAATATCTTCTTTAAAATCTGTTGGGATTTGCGCCCCAGTATAAGTAATTCCACTCATAGTAAATAATTATTTAAATTTTTTGTTATATTCTCTAAATTTCTCAAAATTTGTCATCTTTGACAAGTCAATTTGCGCAACTGTACCCCTTACTGGTTTTGTAGCTGGTTGTTCTGAAAGCTCAACTAATTTTTCTTTAACCGATTTTAATTCAGCTTTTAAGGTGTCGTTTTCAGCTTTTGCATCTTCACTATATTTAATCATGATTGATTTAATAGCGTTCTCG